GTCTCCCGCCTTGCGGGCCTCTTCATCGGCCTGCGCCTGCTTCAACTGCTCCAACTCCGCCTTCGCCTTCTCGGCGTCCTTCAGGCGCTTGTTGATCTCGTCGAAACGAGGCTTCGGGATCATAGGCGTCTCCGGCTTCACGTCGTCCGCAGGCGTATCGACCGTTTCGGGCGTCGTCCCCTCTGCCTGCTCGCTCTGCTCTTCCGGTGCGCTCGTCGGCGTCTCTTCGGTCATCGCGCGTGTCCCCCGCGTTGGGTTGGTATCGCCCGCTCAAACCCGGCGTCGGTCAGCACGGCTACTCCGGCCGCGCTTGTAGATCTTGGAAGTCCATCGACATCTCGGCCTCGCGCTCGGCGTCCAGCTCCTCGAGCTTCGCGTCGAGCGCATCCGGGCCGAGCCACGGATACAACTGCTGCAACATGTCACGGCGCGTCACGAGGCCCATGCGGCGCTTCTGTGCCAGCTCCTGCATCAACTCCGCCTGCGTCCTGGGCAAGCCGACACGCCAATGCGTGCCCACCTCGATGTCGCGCAGGCCCATCAGACGGCCCGCAGCGGTGAGCAAACGATCGATGTGCGGCTTCGCCTGCAACAGATCGCGGCGCGTCGCCGCCTCGGTGGTGCCCATGCCCAGCGACTTCGCCTCGCCGCTCTCGCGCTCGCGCCCGAACTGCATCCCCAGCAGCGCCGGCGACATCTCGTGGCGGTAGAGCAGCGCCTGCACGCTCGCCTCGAACTGCTCCTTCAGCGTCTCGTGCTCGAGCGGGTACTCCATGTACTTCGGCGTGTCGGTGTCGGCCGTGCGGCCACGCTGGCCGACAAAGCGGCGTTCGTACTGCGACGGCGGGATCACCGTCCCGTCCTCCGTCTGCGTCAGCCACTCCTCGGGGATGATCTCCGGCGCGTTGCTCACGCGATCGTTGGCGTCACTCCAGGACGACAGGCGCCACGAGATGTCGTCGATCAGGCCCGCCGAGTCGTAGAACTCGGGCCGGCCGAAGAGCTCCCCCGGCCGCCACTGATCGTTCGCGATGTGCACGCACGACATCAGGCCGCCGAGATCGTCCTCGTCCACCTCGGGCAGGCCCGGCCAGTACGTGTCGAGATCCACCTGGGCCTCGATCTCGTGGGTGCCGTCGTACTCCTGGCGCTGGCCGCTGAGCTTGAAGGCGCGGCGCTCGATGCGATCCGGATAGCAGACGTCCACGCGCAGCATCGTGACCGACGACTTGCCTGCGTCGAAGTCCTCCGTCCAAGCGATCTGGTGCGCCTCGACGTCGAGCGTATCGTTGTCGTTGAGCACCGGGAACCACTTGGCGGGATCGACGACGCGCAGGTCGATCGGGCCGTTGTCCGGGCCACGAGACGTCGTCAGGATCACGTCGCCGAACGAGCGGTGGATTTGCTTTGCGTAGTGCATCCTCCACCACAGATCCGGCACGTCGGTGCTGATGCGCTCGGTGTACTGCTCCGACGCCGTGTCGTCCTCGATCAGCAGGATCGGCGTGTCGAGGACTTGCAGGTCTGCGAACTTGCGCACGATCAGGCGCGGCAGGTTGTAGCTGATCCACACCACACCCTCGGCGTGGTAGCCCTGCCAGCGCGTGAACTCGCGCGACACCGTGAGTTTGTCCACGATACGCCGGGCGGCCTCGCTGTTGGCGAGATCGCCGTTGAACAGCGTGCGGGCCTGCTCGTAGCGTGCAAGGCGGGCCTTGTCCTCCGGCCGAGGGAATTGCATCCCGGGTGCGAACTCACCGTACACGGGCGCCTCCCGTCCGCTTCGCGCGTCCGCGCCGCAAGGACTCGTGGATCGGGGCCACTTGATGCGCCAGGTACCGCAGCCCGTCCGTCAGGTGTTCGTAGGCGTCTTCGCCCTTGTAGATCTCGCGCCTGCCGTCGGCGTAACGGGTGCTTTGGAAGCTCTTGATCGTCTCCACGCACATCGGGTGGATGTGGTAGCCGACGTCGCCGTCGCCGTTGCGCAAGAGCGCGTTCAACTCGTTGATGCTCTCGCGCTGGCTCGGGTTGCTCGTCGGGAAGTGCTCCTGGTAGCCCGGCATGTGGCCGAGGCGGTCCTTGATGATGTCGTAGTCGGTGACATGGGCCTTGGTGCTACGGGCGCGCCCGCTGGCGTCGCCGTAGATGTGCACCCCGCCCATGTGCTCGCTGTAGTCGATGCCCCGCGCGCTGCCGCCGTCCAGGAACGCCCCACACGCCTCGTCGGTGTGCGAGGTCTCCAGCACGATCTCGTCGAACGTCCACATCCGGCCCTTGTACCAGTGGTTGAGCGTCACCGACATCGGGTTGACGTTGAAGTCCCACGCCAGCTTGATCGCGAGGTGCGGATCGTAGTCGGCGCCCTTGTCCACGTGCGTCCAGTCCTCGAAGCGGAAGCACAGGCCCTCGCCCATCGGGACGAAGTGGCCCTCGATGTAGGCGGCCACCAGGCGCGCATCGTAGGCCGCACGCAAACGATCGACGTAGGTCGGATCGAGGTGCGGGTTGTCGTAGGTGCGGCCACGCACCAGCCGATTCGGCTCATCTTCAAGCAACCCCTCGTCCACACCGGCCGTGGCCGCACGCTTGCGAGGCTCGACGACGTACGAGTCGTACAAAGGGCCGAGCCCCTCGGGCGTCGTCACGTCGGCTTTCACGAGCACCGAGGCCGCTCCGTGACGCACGCGCTCGTTGATCTTGCGGTGCGTGTCTTCGTCGTAGAGCCCGGACTCGTCCTTGACGGCCGCACCGTAACTCGCCGCAATGATCTTGCGCATGTTGCGCGCGCCATCGACGGGCCGGAACAGGATCTTGCTGGGCACGCCGTTGTGATCGCGCGCCGTGTACAACGTGCACACCTGCCGGTGGTCGATGCGGTAGTGCACCTCCGGCACCAGGCCCATGCGGATCAGCTCGGCCTCGAAGACGGGCAGGATCGCGTCGATGAGCAGCGGATAGTCCAGGCAGGTGTACAGGATCGGCAAACCGGGGTTTGCGTAGGCCAGCAGGATGGCCAGCCGACAGCCCGCTACCGTCTTGCCGCAGCCGTAGCCGCCGATCAGGCCGATGTTTTCGGTCCCCGGCGAAAAAGCGCCGTGGATGAACCGCTGCTGGTGCGGCATGAGGCCGCCCAGAGCGTCAACCGTCGCTGTCGTCGTCGTCTTCGTCGTCGGCACGGCCCATCACCTCCCCGGTCGTGCGTGGGAGGTCGGGCCGAAATTCGCCGTCGAAGGAAAGATGGAGCCCGCCGTGGATGGCAGCGTCGCCGCCGCCGGCCTTGTCGATGGCCTCGATAGCGTCCTGGAGCACGCGGAGGCTTTCGCGGGCGCGGGCGTCGAGGGCGGCCATGGCGTTCCAGTAGGCGCTGTGCTCGCGGGCCTCGTCGTCGCCTTCGGGCATTGCTCGTTCCAGCCGCTCGAGGCGTGCACGGCTTCGCTGGTAGAGTACGTAGGCGTTTCGGAGGCCGAGCTCTCGTAGTTCTCGCGGGTCGATGTCCCGGCAAAGTGGAGAGTCGAGCAGGCCGTTGAGACTGCGAACGTTGCAGTTGAGCTTGTGGGCGACAACCTCAGGACGTAGACCGTCGGCGAGCATCCACTCTGCCCGCCGTCGCTCTTCTTCGGTAAGTTCTCGGACTTGCCGCCGATCGGCCACACTCGTCATACCACCCGCGTGAGGTCTGCCTCACGAGAACAGATACGCGATCGAGGTGGCTTAGGCTTTGTCGTTTGCTCGACATTTTAGCCAACTACCGTACGGGCGGCCGATCACCGCGCAAATGCGTGCGTACGTCTCGACCTGCATGGACGCATTCTCGCGCGCCCGCAAGCGCCGGAGGGTGTCCCTGTTGACGCCGACAGCTTGCGCCATGTGGAGCAAGCGGCGACTGCCGGCGTACTCTGCGATGTCCTCGTACATCGACTCACCGTCGAGGTACACCTCGTTCAACGGCAGGATGTCGGGGACGCGCTCAGGCCTGGCCATTTCGAGCCGCTCCGGGGCGCCAGCGGTACAACGGGCACTCGGTGGCCGTACACCGGGCCACCTCGGCACGGTTGCCGCCCATGCACTCGATGCAAAAGAGCGTGATGGCCGCCTTGCGTGACTTGTGCAGGTCGCGAGTGAGGTTGGGCCACTTGTTCCGAATTTCTGTGCGGGTTACGTCGGTCATAGAAAATTCTCCGGGCGTTTTGGGCTTCCTAGGTCCGATCACACCAGCGACTATGTCGCGCGCTTAGAGGCGGCGTTTTGTTCGCTCTCGGCGTTTTGCTTGTTCTGCAAATTGTCACGCCACAGGTTTGCGCCTGCGATGGCGACGGCGATGGCGTCGGCGACGGCCTCGCGGGCGTACTTGACGTCGCTCAGCGGTTCGATGCCGACGAGGGCCTCGACTTCGGCCACGGGTTTTTGCTTGTCGTGGTACTTCAGGCCGACGGCCTGCTTGGCCTGGCCCGGTGAGACGAAGCAGACGGGCCTGTGAGCGAACGCGCGCTC